GGTGCTGATCTTAGTGGTATTGAGCTTAGGATGCTTGCCCATTATCTTGCAAGATGGGACGGAGGAAGGTATGCAAAAGTGTTACTGCATGGTGACATACACCAGGAAAACGCTGATAAAATCGGTATTAGTAGAAAACAAGTCAAGACCGTCACCTATGCATTTTTGTATGGGGCAGGCGATATAAAAATAGGACACTCTTATGACAAACAGCTTCCCGAGGACAAGGCGAGAAAAAAAGGTAAAGAAATTCGTAAAGCTTATGTTGATGCCATACCAGGGCTTAAAAAGTTTCTGGAAGCAGTACACAAAGCTAGTGAGAGGGGTTATGTTCATGGACTCGACAACCGTCGTATCCTCGTTGACTCGCGGCACAAATCCGTCAATTATCTCATCCAAGGGTCATCAGCGATCCTCGCCAAAAGATGGATGGTACTAGCCCATGAATCTTTACCAAAAACTGCTAAACAACTTGCATTCGTTCATGATGAACTACAATTTGAATGCGAAGAAAAAGATGTAAAAGATCTTAAGTTCTTACTTGAACTAACAGCCGTGCAAGCAGGAGAATATTACAAACTTAGATGCCCCACCGCCGCTGAAGCAAAAGATGGTGGTACATGGGCAGATGTACATTAATTTATGAAAATTTTATGTGATGCAGACTTCATCGTCTACAAATCGTGCGCAGCTGCGGAAACTGAAGTGGATTTTGGGGATGATGTTATCCTTGTCACTTCTCACTTTAGTGATGCATACTCCGCGACTAAACGAGAACTTACCAAATTACAAAACAAACTTGGGACATTCTCTGATATAATACTGTTTTTTTCTGACAGTGTAAATTTTAGGAAAAAAATATTGCCCGATTATAAAGGGCATCGTAATCGTAAGAAACCTTGCGGGTACAAACGTGTCATCAATGCTCTCCGAAAAGAGTATAAGGTTATAATGAAACCTGGCCTTGAAGCTGATGACAGTATGGGAATTTATAGCACAAAATATCCAGGGAACATTATTGCTTCCCCTGATAAAGATATGCGACAAATCCCTGGCCAATTATACAATTTTGATGAAACTTTCACAATCGAAGCTAACGCCGGAGCAACTTGGCACCTTATTCAAACCCTTGCTGGAGACCAAACTGATGGATATGGCGGAGTCCCTGGAGTTGGAGTCAAGAGAGCTGAAACCATTTTTAATGAGAAGGGTTGTTCTTGGAAGACGGTGGTAGATACTTTTAAAGAGAAAGGTTTAACAGAAGAAGACGCCTTAATTAACGCTAGATTAGCTAGAATTCTTACTGCTGATGATTATGACTTCAACAAAAAACAACCAAAATTATGGTCCCCCGCCGCCGATTACAGAGTTAACACTCGAACAAGACCTAAAGCTAAGGCAAATTGAATTAAGATTAAACAGTGGTAATGTTGAAATGAAAGATGTTGCCACTGTTTTCTTAGCTTTACAGAAACAAAATTTTATTTTATCTAATTCTATTTTAAACCTTTTAGAAAACTGGCCTAATGCAAACCACCTTTTTATCGACTCAAGCAAAGGAGTTCCGCTCAAAATACAAATTAAAGAATAGCTCTGATAAACAAACAAGATCCTATCAACAAAAATTAATTGTAGAAGAATTTAAGGAGTTTATAGAAGCTGAAGGTATGCTCTTTAGACATGGACGTAATTTACATGAAGAATGCTTAAAAGAATTAGCTGACCTTGTTTATGTCTGTTACCAATATGCAGAAAATATGGGTTGGTTTTTAGATGAAGCTTTAGATAGAGTACATAGAAGTAATATGTCTAAACTTGGAGAAGATGGAAAACCAATATATCGAGAAGATGGAAAGGTTCTGAAAGGACCAAATTACAAAGCACCGGACTTATCAGACTTATTTTAAAATGACCGCAGAACTTATCTCCCGCACTGGTCGGGTCCAACAATGGTTGGATAACCCAGAATCAAGACTTCCAGTGAGCTGTACTGTATTTGTCGTTGAGGACTCTATGGAGGGTCCAGAAGGCATTGAGGCTAGCTGGAGATTCGCTTCTCATGCATTAAGGCATGGGGCGGGGTGTGCTATACACCTATCAAAACTCAGACCGAAAGGTCACGAGAATGGCAAAGGTTTAACAGCCTCCGGTCCAGTCTCATTTGCAAAAATTTATTCAGTATTAAATGAAACCCTTAGAAGAGGTGGCCACTACAAGAATGGGGCTATTGTGGCTCACCTTGATATTAACCATCCCGATATCCTTGAGTTCGTGCAGCTTCCTCGTTCCGAAGCTCCCTGGATTAAAAGATGCGTCAACCTTGATGCCGGACTCTGGAACTCCACAGATGCCAGAGTTAAAGACGCCATCCTTTACGGAATCAAATCCGGGGACATCTGGCTTAACAAAATAAGATATGACGAACAAGCTCAACGAATTCGTGGAAACGTTTGCCTTGAAGTATACCTGCCCTCACGCGGAACATGCCTCTTACAGCATGTCAATCTCGGTGCCTGTGACGTCGGGAACATCAAAACAGCTTTCGTACAAGGTATGTCCGAGTTGTGCGAGCTACATAGTCGCACAGGTGTCGGAGAAACTGGCGAATACCTCCCTTCAGAGACGGACCGCCAAGTCGGACTTGGATGCCTTGGATTAGCAAATTTATTAAGAAGATATAAGGTTAGCTATGACTCCTTTGGAAGTGCGTTGGCTAAAGTCAATGCAGGCGAGTCGGTTGATGGCATCGCAGGTGAGATTGCTTGGCAATTTAAGCTGGGTATTGAGTCTGCCGCCACAGTGGCTCGCAATAATAGGATGGTTCGAGCCTTTGCTATTGCACCAACTGCCTCGTGCAGTTATCGAAGCAAAGATCTGGATGGCTATACATGCACACCAGAGATCGCACCACCTATCGCACGATCCATCGATAGAGATTCAGGAACATTTGGTGTAGAACACTACGATTATGGCGATGTAGAAATCGCTAGTGAAGTAGGTTGGGATGCTTACAAACAAGTAGCAGATCAACTGATGATTATGTTAGAAAACACGGGACTTCTTCACGGCTATTCATTTAATAGCTGGAGTGATGTCGTTTCTTACGACAGAAACTTCGTGGAAGAGTGGTTGCTATCACCGCAGACCTCCCTTTATTACAGTCTGCAAGTGATGGGAGACACACAAGATAAGACCGATGCGTATGCAGCATTAGGTGAAGATGATGTTGATAGTTACTTGCAGGATATCCTCGGAAACGAGCCAGTAACCTGCGATTGTCAAGAATAATGAAGAAAGATCCGTATGAAAAATTACTTGGGAGAAAACGTAAGTGGACTCCCGTTCAAACTACGGCTGGAAAACTCAAAGAGGGCGCGGAAGAAACCATCTACCGTGCTCTTGCAATACGCCACATGGAGCTTCCAGTGGGCGAGTGGGTTTCAGAAAGCCTTGAAAAAGATGTTCCCGACTCTGCACGAGTATTGTTAGAATCAAACATTAAAGATGAGGAAAATCATGACCTTGCTCTTGGGTACATTGCTAATTCACTTGGGACTGACCCTACGGCTGAGGCCGAAGCGTTCAGACTCAGGGCAGCGTGGGAGGAACATCCCGACCACACCATATTAAAAGCATTGGTAGCTGAACGTGCTATATTCTTTGTACTTTTGCCTTTTTTTAGGTTTTGTGGTGACGCTGGTCTCAGGACAGTATCGGCTGATATTTCCAGAGACGAACAAATACACGTGGCCTGTAATAGTCTCGTATGCTCTGATATGGGCTATACTCCTAGTCAATCTTTGGATAAACTTAGGAAGGCCACCATTAACTGGGTATTCCAACCCCTAGGTATTAATACTACCGATAAATATTTGGACAAAAATTTTTGGCTGAATGCGAGTGACCGCTTAATGTATGAGGGCAAAGCCCCAGAGTTTGCGGACACACAGAGAGCGCGGATGCCAGCATTCTTTGAACATTCCAATGTCAATCTCCCTAAATACGCTTAAGCTTCACAACGAAAGAGTTGAAGACTTACTTAAAAAAGTAGAAGATAATTTTAAATGGAATCCCGTCCACCCCAAAGAATCAATTGAATCAATCATGTACCGCAGTGGTCAAGCCAGTGTGGTCGCTTATATAAAAAACCTTATTGAGGAGGATGAATAAATGTGCTTAGGCGGAGGACGTGGCGGCGGAGGCGGTGGTAGTTCACCTGCACCCCCACCAAGAATGGCACCTGCACCAGTGGTTAAACCTATGACGCCACCACCTATTATTCCAGGTACGTCTAGAGTTAGCGATGAAGATACAGATGAACATAGAATTCAAACAAGTAAAAAGAAAAAAGCTTTAGAGATTAAGAAAACTAAAGAAGGTGTGAAACAATTAGGAGCTATCGATCCTAAGACTCTTGGTGCTACAATGCCTGCGACTACACAGTCAGGTATTAACCCTCCTATATAGAGGTGAATTATGTGTCTCGGAGGCGGAGGATCTAGATACCCAACAGGTGGGTATGAATATAAAGCACCTGTAATACAGAATTGGACTAGTCCTTATCAAGGGAATACTCCTGATACAGTTAACAATAAAATTATATCAGATTCTGGTGATTACAGTCAGGAAGCTACAAAAGATATCGCTCCTAAAAAGGCTGCATTAAAAAGCAATTTTAAAGGAACGAAACCTGGTACTAATATAGGGATACCTTATAAACGAGGTGATACTTAATGAAAGCACGTGATAGATACAATCAACTGACTAAAGGTAGAACACAGTTCCTTCATACCGCAGTTGAATGTTCAAGATTAACGTTGCCCTATCTAGTACAAGAAGATTTAAGTTCACGACCTGAACATCAAAAATTACATACACCTTGGCAGTCAGTTGGAGCTAAGTCGGTGGTTAATTTAGCAGCGAAACTTATGTTAGCTTTGCTGCCACCACAGACAGCGTTCTTTAAACTGCAAGTCAGAGACGATAAACTCGGTGTAGAATTTCCAAGAGAAGTAAAGAGTGAATTAGATTTATCCTTCTCCAAAATGGAGAAGATGGTAATGGACTATATTAGTGCCTCTAGTGATAGAGTAGTTGTCCACCAAGCTCTCAAACATTTGATAGTCTCTGGTAA